GCAACATACTTCTCTTTTCTTAACCACAGTTCACCATTTGGTGTCATCGCAAACTGTGGATGCTGCCACCCAAAAGGTAAATAGCTATCGCAGTGTATCCATACCCGGCTATACACAATCGAATCACCATAGATCCTTCGGGCCATAGCTATCTCACCGGGAGTCATCAGGCGCAACGTCCCTTCTTCTGGTTGCATATCAATTGCTGGCATAATTAAGTCCTTTTAAACCATGAGAAGCACGGATTTTATTTAGGGCTATCAGTATTGTCCAGACTTACAACGCTCAACATAAGAAAATACAGAATAGAGTAGGTGAAACTCTATAAATCTGGGGAAGCTTTTATTCAATGCCAATACAGAAATAAGAAATGGTTCAAATAAATATGATTATCCCTATTTGATTAATCACGTGATATTCATAAAAACTTATCGAACCGGGATTCGCACTTAGATTTGCGCATGTCAGTAGGTTGTTGTTGAGTGAATAAGGTTGTTCAGGTTGACTGAAAAGCGTAGAAAGCCTTGCGGATATAGGGTGCAGGAAAATTAAGTGCTCTTAGACCGTTCTTTCATCCTTTGGTGCGCGAAGGCCGGACTCGAATATCGCAACTATCCTTATGATCTTTAGTAATTAAAGCAATCCACATTGTCGATGATACCATCAATCCCGATTGGTGATAATGGAACACTATAAAAAAATCATAACGAACATTATGAATGTAAGTTAATTCATATATTTTTAGCAAGAATTTTTAAAGAACACCAAAATAACTCGCATGTTTATTTTTCATACATTTGGAAAATAGGATATTTTGCATTCAGGTTATAAGAATTCTTGAACTATGGTAATATAAAGGAACAAATATATTGCTTGGAGAAATGAATTTGGATACTTTATTTAAGATTTTTGAAAAATTCAGTTCAAGACCGCTTTATTTTATTTTCTTTGGTTTATCAGCATGTGAATTTTTACAGAAAGAGTCAGCATTAAAAAGTCCTAACATAGAAAACATACTATATCTTTTATCTGCAATGATAATGTTAGTCCTTTTAACATGGGGATATGAATGGCTCATATTTAAGTTCAATGCCACATTGGAACCTCATGATCAGGGCGATATCGGCCCTACGATTGGGACAGGAACATTAGCAGTTTATTTGGTTTATGCATTTCATTTTTTAAGCGAGCAACCCGATGCTTTAAACCTCAGGTTACTAACTAACTCAGGATTTATTTATAGCACAACCTTATTGTTATTTTCTCTTGAATCAATGAAACTGAGAAGGCTACGACAAAGATAAGCCTTCAAATAAATAATCAGTAGAGAGCAAGTATACTGCTCTCTACTCAGAAGACATTCAAAAATCATTTTTCTTCATTTTGAAGAAGACCAAACTGCTCGTTAGCTGGTTTTTTTCCGTCATCTTTCATTCTTACACTTTCTACTGTCCACAATCTCCGCTTCTCTCTTTCTCTTTTAATAGTCGAAGGGAACAAAGAATTAAGCTTACCTCGTACCTCGACTAGGTGTTCTTTATCTTCAGAAAGATTGCTAAACCTATCCTTAATAATTTCGCAGTCATCAATTTCAGAGCCAATCCATCTGCGATTTTTTATCTCAGCTATTACATAAGTTGTCCCTGAGCCTCCAAATGGATCAAAAATTAGATCACCTTCTTTTGTGGCCATTTCGATCACCCTATCTAAAACTTTTATACTTAATTCGTTAGCACCATTTCTTTTCTTATATTTTTTATGTCTTACAGGAGGAATGTCATACCAGACATCGGTTAGATTAATTCCAAGTGGATTCATTTTGCTTTTATATCCACCATAATCCTTTAGATCACCAAAACATTTTGGGCAAGTCTGTGCAGCTAATCTGTCAGGCTCAAAAACATTAGCCTTTTCTCCTTTGATAAAATAAAGAAGAGAGTAATGGGAGGGATATAACCTACCCTGAATAGGCATATTATTTTTCATATCGACCGCTATCCAGTGTTTGAAATTAAGCCTGCCATGTAAAAAATTAGCTATCTTACTGTTCCACACAGGTAGATTCCATAGGAACAATGAACCACCGGGTTTTAGAATGCGAATACATTCATTTAACCAGTCATGAGTCCATTTAATATATTCTTCTTCCTTTAAATTATCATTCATTTTTGATGGATAAAGTTTATCTAAATTAAATGGAGGATCTGCAAAAATCATGTCCACAGAATCAGCATCAATGTTTTTCGAAACCTTTAAGCAATCCCCATTATAAAGTTCACCATTTTTGGTCTGCAATACCAGCTCAACATCTTTTTCAAAGGAACTTTCACCAGTAAAGGTTATATTTGGTGATTGTATTTTCTCAAATATGAGAGAAGCATTTTCTTGGATAAGTTCCAATGTATGCATATCCATATGTCCCATCATCAATTGGAAATACACAGGTGATATATTAAATTCTTCGCAAAGGATGCTCAGATCCTTCCCGCTGGGCATAATATTTCTTTGATTATAATATTTAAGTCTGTCAGTCGGTATTTTTGTACGTTTGCTAATTTCATTATAAGACTTAGCCGTAACATCGACTATTCCTAAAGCTTTAAGAAACTGATCCGAATAACTCATTTAAAATAACCACTCTATTATAGCATTCACTTAAACATAGCATCTCATAGTCGTGAGAATCTGTCACTCCCTAACTAACCATAGCCTGTTACCATCTTATCTAAAATCACTTACAGGGCTGATAGGTGGATGAAAATAAAAAGAAAATCTTTCGCAACTATGATTGGCAGCAGGTTGCTTGTAGCAAGAGTACAGAAGGGATTCAGTCAAAACGATATTCAAAATGCTACTGGTATTGATAGAGCAACCTTATCACGGATAGAGAATGGTAAACAACACATAGCCCTCTATCAATTGCTTCAGATCTTATCAGTTCTAAATATGGATATAGCAGAGTTTCTTAAAGATATAGAGGTAGATAATGATAACTGCAATTGAATTAGATGATGGTTTTTTACCCACCACTATATCAGAAGTTATAAAAAGAAATGTGACTCACTCTCTAAATGGAATAAAAACTATTAATGATAAATTCATTATCAATGATAGTTCATTCATGCGAAAGCAAAGCAACAATCGAATAACACCTTGTGTAATGAACTCTGCTTCATTTATTTCCAGTAAATTTCAACATAATTTAAGCCTTTTACCTAATTGTTTGGGTGAAAATAGTTTAAACCAACAAAGAATAGATGGGCTAATAAAAGCTGAATATAATGGATTTGCGTATAGAATAAAAGATAAAAATAAAATACTGGAAGTAGCATTTAAATATATAGAGTCCAAAAAACTACCTAATAATGTAATATACACATTATTCCCTATGTTTTATGGGATGTATGTAGATAGATTATGCTTTAGTATACCAGAACTTAATGACATAGAACATTTATTCGATATTGAGAAGGTAAGTTATCACTATAAAATTGGTATCGAATTTGAAACAGGAAATGTTGCTAGTTCTTTTAGAGCCATCAACAAACTAAACAACCTCTTCCACGATGGTCATATTGACGGAGGTTGCTTCATTACAAGTATTGATAAGAGAAACTCAGCTACTAGAATTTGGCCCGTATCAAATAGAAATGGTTCATTTCAAGAACTGAAAAATAGAGCCTACATATCTCAAATATCCTTACCACTAATTTGCATTGGTTTTGCACCTGATGAATTTTCACAAACAGCCCCATTTTTAGGAGCAAATGGTGAACTTTACGAATTAAAGAATACATATCGAAGAGATCTTGAAACTAATTTTGAAATATTCACTAAACATGATGGATTAGAATTTCTAAAGGCACCATTCAAGTAATCACACTACTTACACCCAAATAAAACCTATTGAAAATTTAGCACTGAAAAAGGACTTACTATTAATGAAAATAAAAAGAGAAACAGTCTTAATTGCGAATGATAATTTTACAAATTCATCGGCTATTATACATCTAAAAAACGATCTATATAATGCTATTGAAAAAGCTGTATGGCCTCAAGGAAATGATTGTTTCTCAATTAACCCTACGTATAAAGGAAATGGAGTAAAACCTATAAAACAAGAATGTATGGCTCACTTGTATAGCAAGGGGTGGTTCTTAGAGCAAAGACTAAAGATTTCCTCTGAAAGTAATGCTGGTCCGATTGATGCTGTATATCCCATTACAGATCATCTTTATTTTGCTGTGGAATGGGAAACTGGAAACATATCTTCATCACACAGAGCATTAAATAAAATTTGTTTAGGAATATTAAATGGTTCACTACTTGGAGGAACATTAATTTTACCTTCTCGTGAAATGTATCCTTTTCTAACTGATCGGATAGGAAATTATCAAGAACTATCACCTTATTTTAATGTTTGGAGCAATTTTAATATAGCCAATAGCTACTTATCAGTCATAGAAGTAGAACATGATGAGGAAGATGTCAATGCTCCTTTAATACCTAAGGGCACAGATGGACGAGCAAAATTTTAGGAAAGATTATAAGCAAGGTCTAACTCAGAGATGCTCCTACGGAAGACTCTCTAAGTTTCCCTGCTTTTTCTGCCTTTTTAGTTGAAAAAGAAAAACCTTCAAGCGTATGAGATATTATAATGAATAATTTGATTAATAACTTCTTACACAATAGAATAAGCCTACTGTATTTTATTTTTCCAGAAGGTGCTTTATGGGACTATTAGATTTCATAATTAAAGAAATAAAAGATAACCAACATATTAAACCATTAGTGATTTATATCTCTATTTTTGTAAGTGGCGGGGCTATTGTTTATCTCGCAATGCAATTTCTCATAGTTCAAGGACTTACCTACACAATTGATAATTTAATTAAGGACCGTGATTTTTATCATCAACAAAATAGTGAATTGAGGGAGCAGTTAGCTAAAAATGCAAGTGAAAATGAACATAAAAATTCACTCCAAATTGATAAAATAATCAGTCTTTATCAGAAACAATTGAATGATTACGAAATCAAAAACAAACAGCTTTCACAAACAGTAGAATCTCAAAAAAATCAGTTAGCAGAATTTTTGTACAATGCCAAGTTGACTTCAAATAATAATCGGGAAAAGAATATTTCCGTCCTAAAAAAAGATCTTGCAGCACTCGACTATGATATTAAACAATTATATAGTAAACAATCCTTACTTGGTGCTGATTATGGTTACTCCCAGAAAGAATGTGATAAAGCAAATCCTGTAGGGTATAGCAATACATGTGAACAAGCATCGAAAACAAAGTATCTTTTAGAATCAGTAAATGAACAAATTAAATCTCAATTAGATAAGAGAAAATTTATGCAAGAAGAGTTATTGTCCATACAAAAATCTAATATTAATTAAGGGTCTCTCTGGCAACTGATGGCTTAGATGCCTAAATTTCACCTCAACATTCTTAGATGATGGAGCCATATCAGCTTGACTTTTAGATAGTTTACTATCAGGGATGTTATTATTCTATATAATATGAAAAGGAGTTCATATGAATGATGCAATTTTTGATAAAGATTTTTTAAAATCAAAAGAGAAAAATTCGGCGTAAAGTTATTACCAAAGCAGTTAAAAAGAACACATAATGCGAGTGTAAGATTTAATGACGAAGAATTATTAATCTTAGACGATAAAAGATACGCATATAATCGCGCTCAATGGCTTCGCATGGCTTTACTTCAAACTTCTCTTCTGCTATTCCTGTAGTTAATGTAGAGGCATGGCAATCATTGTCCGATATATCCCAAAAGTTAAACAAGCTGATAAATAATCTGGACACTAAAAGCAGTAATAGTGAGTTAACGAAAACTGAGATCTTCGCTATAAAAAAAATTAAAGGGCTTCGGTCATGTCTTACAGCTTCTGGGCCCTTCTCAAGATAGTTTTTTCTTATGAAGGGAATGCAGAAGATCAAAAGGGGGAAAAGTTTCTTAGGTGTGGTTCTCTATGTGCTCAAGCCAAGTTCACATCATAAAAGCGATCAAATCGTAATCGGAAGCAATATGCTGAGTGATTCAGCCCTTGAACTGATCGCTGAATTGGATGGTACTAAACAGATTCGGTTAGATGTCCAGAAACCGGTTTGGCACAACTCGCTTCGCTTACCTGATGGTGAATCATTATCGAATGACCAGTGGGCAAAGATAGCTGACGACTATATGAAGAAGATGGGGTTGAATGATATCCATCTCCGTTGCTATGTTCTACATGACGATTCTGCCGGTCAGCACATATATATTATCGCAAGCAGGATCGACCTCAATGGTGGCAAGCTTTATCTTGGCAGGAATGAAAATCTCATAAGCACCCGCATAATAAGTGAACTCGAAATCGTTCATAGTCTGACAGTGACAAAACAGCATCTTCCTTTGCAAGAAAGCAACTGAAGCGGAAGAGAGTCTCCCGTAATGAACAGATACTTTCAGAACGGACTGGCCTTCCCTCCCCTAGGGAAGCTCTCCAACAGATACTTGATAAAAGTTTGGCTGATAAGCCTGATCTTCTAACGTTCACAAAACGACTGGAAGAAGCGGAAGTCGGCTGGAAGGCCAACATTGCTTCTACAGGTAAGATGAACGGCTTCTCATTCGAATACACAGGAATAGCTTTCAAATCTTCACTGTTAGGCAAGAGTTACTCTTGGGTAAATCTTCAAAGCAGCTTAACTACAACCCCGACCACTTAGAAGCTATACGAGCGACAAAGGAAGCTGTCTCTGTCCATGCCCATCTGTGAGTTTGAAGGGTTTGTCGGAGGGCTTGGTAGTCCTAATTTTGATATCGGTGCGAGCCATCAGTTGATACCTCCAGTATTGGTACCAAAATCAATCGAACCGGGAATACCATCAGTTATACCATCATCAGTTGGTATATGTTCAAGGAATTGAGTAAACGTGGACAGACTAAGAAAAGCCAGATACATGCTTAACTTACTGTTTTTATCAACTAAAGTAGACGTTAGTAGACTTGAAAAAAGCTTTGTATGGTGAAGGCCGGACTCAAACCTCGAATTAAAAGTATGATTTATAATCATTTTTAATTTTAATCATTAACATATGCCCCCTTTTGTGCCCCCAGACGTTTTGATGCCATAGCATTGATAATAAGTAGGAGCATATACCTTTTAAGGGTGGTACTTCCTGCCGGTGAGGTTTCGCTGTCAGGATCCTTACCGGAACAAAAATTAACATTCCATTAATCTCAGAGCCGCCCTTACATAACCCTCTTCAGGTTTGAATCGTGACATGTGGCGTACGCAGACAACCGGGATACTTCTACTACTAATATTGGCCATAAAAGCGAAAGTGGTGTGGTAGCCCTTGGGATGAGAAAACTTGAGAGTAGTTGCATCGCCAAAGTGTTTTAGCAACAAGCTTGCAGCAGAGATGGACTGAAGACTGTTGCTGTATGCAACGATGAGATCTGGTTCGCTCAAATTGGCGGTCACATGCTCAAAAAATGCCATTGATTTTGCTTCGATCTCGTTCATTGTCATATTTCGACAAGCTGCTTCTTTTTTTAGGGTTACTGCATTCTGAGAACACATCATAAATGCATTGGTATAGATAACGTCTTCCCACCTATAACCGAGGCAAACAGGTATTTGTTGTAATCGTTTTGCAAGATGCGTGATCCCCCATTTTCCTTCTATTCCTTGTTGAACCCCGGAGATAAAAGGATGAGCATAATCTTCAAGGATAGATTGGCGATTTGTCATACATGAATCAGCTAACGAGCCATTAAAGCCCATCACAATTAGCCGCTTTCTTGATGGTGTTGCGGCCAGGAGATCAAAGGCGCAGTCATAAGGCCGACCCGGCAAATTAGCCAATCCAAATCGGGAGAGCCCTTCTAGAATGAAATCTCTGGTTTTATCCACTGCTTAAATCTTCCCATGATGTGCATAGCATCATCATATGCAAAAAAAGTTTTTTTGCACCTAACTGTTCACACTGTTCACCTCGATAACTTTCCATTTAATATCATAAAGATAGGAGGTGATGAGTTGGTGAACAGTGAACATTCGACTCTTCACCCCTGCGCGGACTTACGTATTGAGGCAAAGGGATGCCGCATACAGATGTGGAGTGAGGGGGGGGGGGGTAAAAAGTTTTTCTTGGTTTTATTGTTCACACTGTTCACCCTCCTCTTTTACCCTTTACTTTCAGTGGCTTGAGTGGTCAACAGAAGGTGAAGGGTGAACAGTGCACTGTTCACCACCTGGGATGTCAGATAACAAAAGACCGGAGGCTGCCGGTCTGGTGAGGTTATGTCGCTGCGGGCTCGTCGCACTTTGGCAGCCAGTCGCTGTTACTGTCTTCCCGGAGCGTGAGATTGGTCTGCGTCCCGTGCTTTGTGTGCCGCTTTTCGTAGTTTATGCCGTACTCTTTCAGCATCATCGGCAGCCCTGTTCCGAACATTTTCAGGCTCAGCACATGCTTAAACCCGTTTGCCTCCATATACACCAGGTAGGCATGATAGAGATAGCTGCGGGGCTGGCGCGGAACGATGTTTGCATTGCCCATGAACATCCCGTTAGTCTGCGGCAGCACCTCCAGATAGCCACAAAAATCAAAGGCCGGGTCGGCATCGCGCTTGATGCTCAGCGCCTCGTCAGAGTTCTGCTGCGACTGTAGCAGCGTGCGGGCGCTCATCGGGTCGCTGAACCGCTGCATGAGCTGGCGCACAATGACCGCCAGCTCGCGGGCGATTTTATCTTTAAGGTTTGGGTCGCGCTCTGCCGGGGCGATCTGCTCCGGGAAGTGAATAATCACCCGGCGACGGGACACGCCGCCGCTGCGGTCGGTGAAGCGCATCGGGTTGTTGTTCACGGCCAGAATCACCGCCGGAATATGCGTGGAATAGGCGTCGCGGTATTTCGGGTCAACCGACACGGCATCGCCCCCGGTGATGGCCTTGAGTCCTGCCCCGTCCCCGCTCCATTTTTCCTGGTCAGGCAGGCGGATGAGCGAGAAACCTATCAGCGCCGCGCGCTCGCGTGGCGATTCCAGCGTCTCGATGGTCGCCGACGTGGCGTTATCCTCGCCTGCGAGCATGGTCGCAATCTCGGCCAGAATACTCTTGCCGCTCCCGCCTGGCCCGGTCACCTCGAGGAAGAGCTGCCAGTCATAGCGGTTTGCCAGCACCATAAACAGGGCGGCCAGAATCACGTCGCGTTTATCAGCACTGCCCCCGGCAGCGCGGTCGAGCCACTGCCAGAAATGCGGAGCATGGGATGCCAGCGTTTCGCCCGCCACCGGCGGGGTGAAATCCACGTCGCACAGGGTACGCAGCCAGTGCGATTTGCTGTGCGGGCTGAACGTGCCGGTTTTTGTGTCCAGCACCCCGTTACGGAAACCAATCAGGCGACGCGCCGGTGCCTCCTGCTGCGGGATAATCAGTTTCAGGGTCTCCACCACCGAGGCGATACGTCCCGACGAGAAGGGGGCGCGCAGGCGCTGAAACAGCCCGGCCACGTCGCGGGCAAAGTCTGAGGGTGGTATCACCTTCCAGATACCGTTCTCATACCGGGACAGGAGCTGGCCGTTCGCATCCACCGCCAGCGCCTCGCCGTAGTGCTCATGCACCCGCATGGCCTTCTCACTGGTGCTCATGGCGGTAAATTCCGCCTCGCTCATGGTGTCGAACGGGCTCTGCACCGGCGGGCGGATGGCGTCGTAAAGCGCCCGGCGCGTGGCGTCCTCACCGTTCAGGGTAATGGCATCATTCCAGTCCCCGAACACCGGCGGCAGCGCAACCACACCCCCGCAGGCATCTGCGGCCGCGGCGGCTTTTGTCTGGCCGTCTCCGCTCAGGTCACGGTCGGCGGCGAGGATAATCTGACAGGCCGGGTGCTGACGGCGGGCAAGGCTCGCCAGAGAAAGGAGGTTCACGGAGGACAGCGCCACCATCACGGTCTCGCCGGTCAGGTGGTGCACGGTGAGCGCCGTGGCATACCCCTCCGCTATCCACAGGCGTTTTCCGGTCTCCTTTTTCCCGCTGAAAGTATGAGCCGCACCTTTCACCTGACCGCCTTTAAGCGTTCGCTTGTCCCCGTCAGCGTTAATGAGCTGGACGTTAACCAGCGCCCCGGTGTCGTCATGCAGCGGGACAACCACATCCCCGGCGCGGTAGGTCACGCCGCCGGTTTTGTGCGTGGCGGTCAGGGTCAGGCATTCGCGTTCGGCGAGCCCCTTACGGGTCAGGTAGGCGTTGCCGGTGGCCGGGCGGGCAGATGCCACGAGCTCAGCCGCACGCGCTGCCGCCGCTTTTCGCGCGGCGTCCGTTCCGGTGTCTGCGGTCGCGGTGTCTGCCGGGGCAACCGGCGGCAGGGTGCCGGTCACGGCATTCACCTTCCCGGCGGCCTCGGACGGGGTCACACCGAACACCTTTTCAACCAGTTTCAGCCCGTCACCCGCGCCGCACTGGTTACAGAACCACGTTCCGCGCCCCTCTTTATCGTCAAAGCGGAAGCGGTCAGAGCCGCCACACACGGGGCAGGCCTGATGCCGGTTTCTGATGACCGGCACGCCCAGCGCCGGGAGAATGCGCGGCCAGTGGCCGCACGCCATGTTAACGGTGTCCGTTACGTTCATTTTCATTGGTGTGTTCCTCAGTGCAGGACAGGCACGCTGATATGGCGGGCGCAGAGTTCATCCATCACGGCCAGACCGAGAAAGGACAGCGACGGGGCGGCTTTCAGGGGACCGGCATCCATTAAATCTTCCAGCAGGGCACAGGCAATCAGGCGGCCTTTCTCCTCGCCGTGCCGGCGCAGGTAGAACCCCTCCAGCTCGGCGGCAATGGCCGACTCCAGCGCATCGAGGGTGAGGTGCGGGTAACGCTGCTGACGATGGCACACGGTCAGCCAGGCACAGGCCACGGCGCGGCGGTAAAGCGCGGCGCGCAGAACGGGTGTTAACGGGGTTGTCATGCGCCGACCTCCTCTGTGAGCCAGCGCTGCATGCAGCGCTCCACCACACCGTCGAGCTGGGTGGTCATGAGGTAAATCACGGAGGAGAGCTGCGCCTGGTGTGCCGGTTCCCGGCTGACCGTCACGCTGTCATTTAACAGCGTCATGGCATTCACGAACTGGCCGACGTTACGCAGGTGCTCCAGGCACGCAAGCTCATCACGGGTGAGGGTCAGGGTCAGGTCTTTCACGCGCGCACCTCCGCCACCGGCAGACGCCCGGCAAACGCGAGAATATAGTTCCGGCCAAGGGAACGGCGTGCAGCGCGCTCGTCACCGGCAACGGTGCGGAGCATACAGATACGGGGTGTGCGGTCTGCGCGGCGAACGGCAGCGAAAACATAGACAAACTGCGGGTGTGACAGGGTTAGGTGGGTAGCCATGGTGGCAGCCTCCAATGTTTGCGTTTTAACGCTACCACCGGAAACGCCAATTTCACTGGTGGTAGCCCAGACGGGGTTGGCGTAACCGGCAACATTGGAAACCGGCGCTTCATAAGAAGCCCCCGCCTGAGCCACCATTACTCTATAGATCCAAAGGTGGAAGAACCTTCGAACCAAAAATGGATGCACTAAGGCATAGACACAAAAAAAGACGCGTGACGCGTCTGGTGTCACCAATGTTGTATACGGGACGCCAATCCCGGCAGCCGATTTTGCGGCAGCTGGAAAACTATACCTGGAAACGGCCAGAAGAAGCAAGCCAGGAAAAGGAGGTTTTTGCAGGGTGGACATCATCATGCATCACAGCCCCGGTTACGGTCGGCGATACGGGCAGTCATCCAGGCGGTGACTTCGCTGTGCAGCCAGGCGACATTTTTGCCGCCCAAGGAGACCTGCTGCGGAAAGGCATTCCGGCTGATGAGATCGTAAACGGTGGAGCGCGACAGGCCGCAGAGATGCATCACTTCGGGCAGGCGCAGAAAGCGCTCCTGAGCGGGCTCAGTCCCCGGCATTAACGGGGTGGCAGGGGCAGAGATCGGGGAAGAAAAAGCGGTGTGCATCGGGCTACCTCATAAAGTCCGTGTGGTGCCGGTCATGTCTTTCCGGCGTCAGGTAGCGCTCTATTTTGTGAATATTTTCAGTCAGGGCAACAAGTGATTTTTCGCGCTTCAGGCGGGCGAATGGCTGATTTTTATACGGTGGCAATGTTCTCGCACATCCTGAACATGGTCTCGCACATTCTGGCATACCCGGATATAACCAGAATGAATTTAAAATTAACAAGTTATAACAATTTCGTCTGACAGAAGAGCAGGCAGCATTTCAGGGCGATGAACAGTGGTGAACAGTGGGTGAACAGTCAGACCCACAACTGTTCACTCCTTAACTTACTGTATTACTTACTTTTTATATTTCTGGTGAACAGTGTGAATAGTTAAATACAGAAAAACAAACAGGGAGAGGGGGTTTCCTGCGACCTCTTTCTGGCGAGCCGGTTTTTTCAGCGGCTTTCTGTACCATCCCGGCCACAACAGCAACAGCTCGTGATGTTGTGCAGGCCACGGCAGAATGCCCTCACACTGAAAAGAGAGAGCCCGCCATGAAAACTGAAATTATCACCGCCCTGATGAAAACCGTTGCCGGCACCCGGCCTGCCCCTGACCGCGCCCTGATCGAGAATGCCGTTGCGGTCACCACTGAAAAGGCTGCGCAGAAGAATGCCGCCGCCGTGAGTGAAGCGCTCTCCCGCTTTACAGAGGCGAAAGCCGCCCACACCGGCAGCATGATGGCGCTGAACGACATCAACGCAGCCATCACACGCAGCGAAAAGGAACGGCAGACTGCGCTTGAGGAAAGCGCGGAGGCAGACAAAAGCTGGCGTACCCGCCTGCGCAGCCTGGGCGGTGCCATGACCCCGGAGCTGAAAGCCGAGCACGGCCGCCGCATGGCCGGGCGCGAGCTGGCAGAGGAGTTCACCGGCCTGATTGCCGAACTGGAAACAGACAAATCCCGTGCCATGCTTGAGGCGTGTGCGACCGGCAGACAGTATGTCGATGAGCATGCGACCGCACTTACCGTCTGCGCACAGGCGGCCTGGACAGAAGCGATGGACACTATCAGCCCGGCGCTGGTACGCGCTTACCGTCTGCGCCTGCGCGAGCTGGAGCTGAAAGGTGAACCGCGCCCTGGTGACGTGCTGGGTGAGGAGCTGCAACAGCATGTTGCCTTACAGGCACAGTTCTACACCTTCGACATGGACAATGAGCCGGTTATCTCTCAGCTCGGCCTGCACCGCCCACCGCTGACCGGCGTGGACATGACCCTCTATAAAAGCCCTGTTAAGCGTAATCAGCTTGCCGCAGCGCTGGCAGAGAAAAACAAGGCGCAGGGCTGATGTTCCGCTGCCCGTACTGCAAACGCCCCGCGCACACCCGTACCAGCCGGTATGTGTCGGAGAACCTCAAGCAGCGCTATCACCAGTGCACCAGTCTTGAATGCTCGGCCACGTTCCGCACCTCCGAGACGCTCGACGGGGTGATACGTCAGCCGGCCATGCCGGAAAACGCCGTGGCGCTTTTAACCGCAGGAGAGAGACCATGACAGGAAACACCCTGACGCAGGCCGCAGAGACCTGCAAGCAACACCGTGCCGTGTGGCTGAGCCGCCGGGAAACGCCCTGCGCCCCGGAAGAAACCCGGCAGGCCGCAAGACAGTACATCCGTGCCCATGAGACCGTCCAGACACTCAGTATCCGCCACCGGCTTGATGGCTTCATGCATCAGCACGGCGCAGAGCTGGCCGCCATTCTTGCCCCGGAGCTGGTACATATCCGCAGACTCCCGGCGCACCTGCAACACCGGGCGCTCGACCGGGCAACGCATCACCTGCGCGATGCGCTCGCATCGTGGCTGGCGACCGGTAAGGAGATTAATTATGAGGGCTGCACGGTGCTTAATGCCGTCGGCATCAGACCCGATAAAGCGTCGCGCACGGACAGTCAGCAGCCATAATCCCCCGAAAAATGCGCCCCGGTCATCCCCTGCCGGGCGCACCCTCCCGCTCCTGAAAAATCCCCAAAAATATCCGTTAATTATTTAAAAAATACCCTGCATGCATATGCTGCATTTAACTGCATTTATTTCTGCACCCGCCACATGCCCGCCCGCACCAGTCACGGCGCGGCCTGAGCCCGGTCATGCACCTGCATGTAAAGCGCCCCGTGAAGCGGGCAGGCGAGGAGGGGAAAGCACTGCGCGCAGTCAAAGATGATTTTTAATTAAGTAGTCGAATTATTAAGTATCAAATCTTAGCCAAAAACCTCTCTAGCTCTGGAACTTTTTGACATGCTGGCACAAGTCTCGCAATTACAAGATCCTTATGTTCATACTGAGTTTTACTTAATTTTTTTATCGCGGTTAACTGAGTCGCCTCGTCTCCTTGAGCATCGTTTTTCTTCCTTTCCAGTTCTGCATTAAAACTATCAATCCTGCTGTGAATATATTTTTTTATTCGAATTAACCATACACTAACGAAGTGATAAACATACTTCCCTCTCGTAAGCTGCTCCCTATCCAAAGAGCAAACTGCATCGTAGAAATATTTCTCATCATCTGACAATGTCAAAATCTTTTCTCTTACTTCTGGTATGCCATTTATTTTTAAAGTAACTGAATCCTTATTAATTTTATCAAAAACATCTTCATTACAAGGAAACTCCACTTTTAGACCAAGAATCCTTGACATATAAAGATGAATTGAAATTTCACGCATTTCACTATAAAAACTCTCTCTTGCAAGAGCATAATTTTTCATAACAGCATCAAGGATATTCTTGTTCTTGTCATCAAATTTAAAAATTGAAGTTAAGAAATGCTTAATAACTCTCTCATCTGACAATGGATTTTCAATCGCGTAGAACGGCAATGTCATTATGTTATTTGAAGCATGGCAGAACAATGAATAATCCTGATCCACAAAGAAATAAGTATTTTGAAGATGATCACTATTCTCTTCCATCAGTTCAGAATATAAAGCTACGGATTGATCTTTTCCTGAACCATTTATATGTGAGAATGGCTTGTTAAATCCGCAGAGGTTTAATGCATGAAAATAAAAATCATAATCGTCATCCCCTTCGAAAACGAACATGATTAGATCAGGTGTTTTATTTTTAATTAACTTCAGACGCAATACACACGGTTTTTTTATCGCGTCCATCATCATCGTCATTCTGTCTATCATTTTTTAGCACTCGTCACATGTTTTTTTATATTCAGAGTCTTCACTTCATTCTTGAGTTCATTATTGAAAACAAATGGCGAGTGTGTTATGGCTAACAATTGCATCACTGATGGACTATTTGCAATATCAACAAGAACATGTTCTTGCCATTCTAGCGACAAGGATAATTCAGGCTCATCAATTAGAACAATTTTTTTCTTAGTATGGTCAAGGTACATGTGAGCCATCAAGGAAATAATTTGTTTTTCTCCAGAAGATAAATCTTCAAGCTCTATTGGATTGTTTGTAAAAACATCCTTTACAATTACCTGCAAACTTTCTACGTCATAATTTAATGATTTTGAATCATCTGACAGTTGTAAATACTTATTGCAAATCTCAACAAAACTTTCAATCTTTAACTCTAGTTCTTTAGTAGAGTCAATAACGCCTTTAAGTTTGGAAAGGAAATAGTTGAGCATTTTATTGTTCGCTAATTGCTCCTTACTTTCCATGATTGCCGTAACTTCTTCAATTATCCTTTTATTTTCTTCTTTATCCTTGTTAACCACTCTACCCAAGAATCTTGAAAGTTCAGAAATCGAAGGCAATCTAGGCTTTGTTAATGCATTAATTTTCCCAGTCATCATGTCTTCGATTATTGTTGCGCTCAAACTTCTATAGCCTAAGCTCGATCGACGTTCAATAGAAGAACTAATTTCTTTTAATTTATTTTCAACATCGTACAATCCAAACTCAATATTAGAGGATGATTGCTGACTGTTTGCCATCTTAACCATTTCACCATCAACTAACGCAAAACGTTCATTCTCCTCCCGATTAAACCTATCACGTAATGTCGCTTTCTCAATTCTCCTATACGTAGGTAAGTAAATGATATCAATATCATTTGTGAGTTTTTTTATCTTTTCCAAGTTTATTGTTGATTCAGTTCGTTCTGGACTGTTAGATGAAAATAGGTCGGAGTTATTAGTAGAATGATAGTATTTATTAAATGCTCTTTTTAGTTCTGTTAACATCTGATCTAATTCTGAACGTGTATATGGAGAATTATTATATATCTCATTATACCATGCAGTGTTTCTTGCTTCTCGTATAGGTCTACTTCGCGCGTAAGCAAGAAGGTCATCAATGTGAGAATTTTCAAGATGTCTTTTTAATAATTCAAAGCTTGATGGCACAAATTCACTTGCAAGAAAGTCAGAAAAACCTAACTCAGCAATATTGATAGAAAACGTCTTATTTCCGATTTCAATCTCTATTAATTCGCACCTTACCTTCCTTAGCTCATCGATCTCTCCTTTGAGTGTAGATTTTAAGGCATTTATTAGGGTAGTTTTTCCGGCACCATTCTCAGCAATTATGATTGTGTTTTTACCGTTAAAAGTAAGTTCAACATCTTTGTAACCGTAAAGTTTCCTTATCGCAAACCGCTTTAATTCCATACTCATTTAATTAACCCCTAATTATTAAAATGCTAATATATAAAAACCTAACTATAAATTTTCACACCCCATAGGGCACACGTCAAAACCGAACTAACAACAAAAAGCAAGCATGACATTTTGCCCCGCCCCCCGACGTCTTATGTTATCTATCAATTAGCTTTTACTTAACAGCTTTCACATAAAATATGTCAATTAAAGCGAGGCGTATTAACGAAAGCTTAACAAATAAAAACCATACTCACCACGGACTTTATAGGGCTCTTTTCGCAAGGTCATATGGTGTTATGTACTCATGACGATTCACATCGAGATAATCAGCCCACCATTGAATCATACAACGCCGTTCATCCAAATGTTCAGAGGTGTGAAGATAAGCCGCGCGCACATTATTTCTCTCAGAATGGCTGAGCTGGCGTTCTATCGCGTCATTGCTCCATAGACCCGACTCACCCAGTGCACCACGTGCCATCGTCCTGAATCCATGCCCGCAGACTTCAGTTTTAGTATCATATCCCATAGCACGTAAAGCACTATTTACAGTATTTTCACTCATGACCTTAGTAGCATTATGATCCCCTGGGAAAAGGAGTTCTTTATTACCACTGATTTGCTTGAGCTGTTGTAGCAACCCCATAGCCTGCCGACTAAGAGGAACAATATGCTCCTCTTTCATCTTCATGCCACGGTACGAGTATCGCACGCCTTTAATTTCTTCCCGCTTTGCAGGTATGCGCCATATAGCTTTATCGAAGTCGAACTCGTCCCAGCGCGCGAAACGCAGCTCACTGGAACGAACAAAGGTCAGCAACGATAGCTCAACTGCAATCCGTGTCATTGCACGACCACGATATGCAGCAAGACGAGCAAGAAACTCAGGGAAACGGCTTGAGGGCAAAGCGGGAAAGTGTCGCGCTTTGGTTGTCGATAACGCACCTGCCATGTCACTAGCCGGGTTTGAGTCGATGTAATCGTTCTGTACGGCATAACGCATTATGGCAGTGACGCGCTGTTGCAGGCGCTGCGCAACGTCATGTTTACCGCTGGCATCAACTTTTTTAATCGGAGCTAACAGGTGGCTGGTTTTGAGCTGGCGAATATCGCACGAACCGATATAAGGGAAGATATAAAGCTCAAGATAACGCAGAACGCGTGATCGATGGTCTTCACTCCATCGCTTGTTACTGGCATGCCATTCAAGAGCTATACTTTCAAAAGTATATGCCCCCGCGCTTTCGGCCTGAGCTTCCCTCTGTTCAGCTTTTGGGTCAATCCCCTGCCCTAGCAGTTTTTTGGCTTCATCTCGCTTCGCTCTTGCCTGAGCAAGAGTAATAGTAGGCCAAACACCAAATGCCAGCCGATCTTCTTTTTTGTCAGAAGGGCGTCTGTATTTCATGCGCCAGTATTTCGAACCCTTAGCTGAAACCTCAAGATACAAACCGCCGCCATCGGCCATTTTATAAGTTTTGTCTTTAGGCTTTGCGGTCTCGACCTGTCTAGCATTGAGTTTCATTTTGGGGGCACATTTCTAATCGAAGTAAAGATGCCCCCAATTATGCCCCCAATTATATCCGGATTTCAACGGACGATCTCGGACGGCTCAAGACCCGTAAGCTGCTAAACGTATTGATTTTAAAGGGTAAATTGGACTTTCTTGGATGGTCTTGGAAGTACTAATGGTGCCGAAGGCCGGACTCGAACCGGCACGTATTTCTACGGTTGATTTTGAATCAACTGCGTCTACCGATTTCGCCACTCCGGCACGGAAGGGGATGCG